TTGATAACTTCAATCCTAAAAAAACTAATAATCCTTTTGCTTATTTCACACAAATTATCTATTATGCTTTTGTACGGAGAATACAGAAAGAGAAAAAACAAACAACTATTAAACACCGTATGATTCAAAACGCAAACTATGATGATATGACTTTGCAACCAGGAGAAGATGGAGAATTCAAAAATCAATTTACAGAATTTCTACGTAAGAATATACCAGCGGAAGAACCAGTTAAGAAAACAACACCTAAAAAGAAAAAGAAAATAGTTAAGAAGAAAAAATAATTATTATGAAGAGTGATAAGATTTTAATAGTCGGCGGAGGTTCTGCTGGCTGGATGACTGCTGCTACTTTAATTAAAGCATTTCCAAATAAAGATATAACAGTAATAGAATCACCAAATATACCAACTGTTGGTGTTGGTGAAAGTACAATATCAAAAGTTAAACAATGGACAAAATTTTTGGGCATTGATGATAAAGAATTTTTAAAACATACAGATGGCACTATTAAGTTTAGTATTAAGTTTACAGACTTTAATGGAAAAGACGAGGCGGCATTTCATTATCCTTTTGGTCCAATTAGAACAGACGGAACTCAATTAAAGTATAATGATTGGTGGATGAAAAAAGAATTTTATCCAGAAACACCTGTTTCAGATTATGCTGATAGTTTTGCTCCTAATATGGCATTAGTTAATCAAGGTAAAGGTGCTTTCAACTTTCACGGTTTTGAACTTGACCGAGATTCTGCTTATCAGTTTGACGCAACTAAATTTAGTATATGGTTAAGAGACCATTATTGTTTACCAAGAGGTGTTAAACATATACAAGAAGATATTATTGATGTGCCTACAGATGAGAATGGTATCAAGTGTGTAGTTACAAAAACATATAGTTACTATGCAGATTTATTTGTTGATTGTACAGGTTTTAAATCAATGCTTTTAGGTGGTGCATTAAAAGAACCTTTTGAAACTATACAAAATCTACCAAACAATAAAGCGTGGGCAACTAAAATTCCTTATGTTGATAAAGAAAAAGAAGTAGAGTGTTTTACCAATTGCACAGCAATAGAGAACGGTTGGGTGTGGAACATACCATTATGGAGTAGAGTTGGTACAGGTTATGTTTATTCAGATAAATTTGTAGATGATGAAACTGCTTTAAAAGAATTTAAAAATCATTTAGCAGGTGTACGACCTGGTTTTGGTAATGAAGAACACGAATTTAGAAACATTACAATGAGAACTGGTATACACAAAAGATTATTTGTTAAAAATGTTGTTGCTATAGGACTATCTGCTGGATTTATTGAACCATTAGAGAGTAATGGTTTGTTTTCAGTACACGAATTTTTAATGATGTTAGTAAGAAATTTAAGAAGAGGTGAAATTACACGTTGGGATAAAGATAACTTTACGTTTGCTTGTAAATCTATCTTTAAAGGATTTGAGGAATTTGTTGGTTTGCATTATGCATTATCAACAAGAAATGATACACCATATTGGAAAGCAAATAATGAAAAAGTATGGGAAGAAAGTTTATATACTTTTAAACCTAAAATTATGTTAGGATATTTACAAGCTGCTTTACAAAGAAATATGGCGTCGGAGTTTCCTGTTGATCCTACAGATAGACCAGGTAAATATGGATTGCATTATATAGCAGCTGGTTTTAATTGGTGCCCAATGGATTTACCTAACTTAATAAATCTAACACATAAGAGTGAACAAGAAATAAGAGAACGTATGGAACCATTTATAAAGAAATTAGATGAACGCAAACAACAATGGAATAAAGAAGTTGAAAAGTTTCCAAGTTATCACGATTTTATACAGGAGAATTATTACAAGTGAAAATAGCATTATTAAATGATACACACTTTGGATGTAGAAATGATAGTCCTCATTTTGTACAGTATCAAGAACGATTTTATGATGAAGTCTTTTTTCCATATTTAAAAGAACATAATATTAAGACATTAATACATTTAGGTGACGTAGTTGATAGACGTAAATTTATAAACTATAAGACTGCTAATTTTTTTCGCCAAAAGTTTATGAAAAGACTTTGGAAAGAAAAGGTTGATACACATATTATATTAGGTAACCACGATACTTATTATAAGAATACAAATAAAGTAAATGCAATTACTGAATTATGTACAACGTATGATGGTCAAAATGAACCTTGGATATATGCAAGTCCAAAAGAAGTTACCTTTGATGGATTGCCTATATTGTTTATGCCTTGGATATGTGATGATACGTATGAAGAGTCTTTATATGCTATTGAAAATTCAAATGCGGAAATATGTATGGGGCATTTAGAAATTAAAGGGTTTGAAATGAATAGAGGATTTATGAACGAACAAGGTTTAGATAGGACAACGTTTCATAGATTTGAAAAAGTTATATCAGGACATTTTCATAAAAAATCAGATGATGGTCAGATATATTATTTAGGAACACAATATGAAATTACGTGGAACGATTATAAAGACCCTAAAGGTTTCCATATTTTTGATACGGAAACTAGAGAGTTAACTAGGGTTCCTAATCCAATAAGAATCTTCAAAAAGATAGTGTATGATGATACACAACACGATTATAATACATTAGACATATCAAGATTTGATAATAGTTATATCAAACTGTTTATATCTCAAAAAACAGATGAAGATATGTATGATAAGTTTATCAATAGGTTGTATAGTACATTAAACATATATGAACTAAATATATTTGAGGATACTAGTGATGTAACTGCTAGTGTAAAAGAAGACTTAATAGAACAAGGTGAAGATACACTTACATTTTTGGGCAAGTATATAGACCAACTTGATACAGACCTTGACAAAAATAAATTAAAAGAGTATACTAAAGAATTATATAGCGAGGTAAATCAATGAGTATAGACGAAAAGAAAATGAAAGATATGGTAGATTCCATTAATAAAGAACAATTCCAAGGTAATAGTGACCAATATTCATATAACTTTGACAACAATAAAAATTATGATCCAAATGATCCAATACCTACAAGAATTGAAACACAAGGACATTTAAATTTTGGTCCATATGTTGCTTATTTTAAAGTACATCAAGCATTATTAGATGGACTTTTACAAAGAGGTAACAATCTAACACAAGGTACAAGTAATAGTAGATTAGTAGGATTATTAAGTGACCAAAGAGCTTATAGTGATGAAGATAAAGATTGGTTCATAAGACACTTTCAACCATACATAGATGAATATGTTGAAGGACATTGTAGATTTGTTGGTGCCCGATATGATGAAGCACAATTTTCAAAATCATATACGTTAATGGATTTATGGATTAATATGATGAAAGAACGTGAATATAATCCTCAACACTCTCACGGTGGACAATTTTCTTGGGTTATATATTTAAAAACACCAGACATAAGAGAAGAAAGAAAAGCATTTAGAGGAACTGGTTTAGGTCCTGGAGTTATAGGTTTTCATTATGGTGAAAATACAGCACCAAAATGGGCAGAACACACATACAAATACGAACCAATAGTAGGATATATGTGGATATTTCCTGCTCAATTAAGACACGAAGTATTACCTTATACAACTAAAGGAGAAAGAATAAGTGTGTCTGGAAATTGTTATATGAATCCACCTAATCAACAAACAAAGTTTTTAAAAACTGGTAATGAACCGTATGTTGGATTAGGACGCAAAGGTAAAATAACTGGAGATTATGTCGGATTAGGCAAAGATAGAAAATAATTTTTAGTTTTATATTATGATACAGTTTAAGAGAATATCTTATAAGAATTTTTTATCTACAGGTAATGTACCAATAGAAGTAGATTTAAGAAAATCACAATTAACATTAGTCATAGGAGCAAACGGAAGTGGTAAGTCTACTTTGTTAGACGCATTATGTTTTGCTTTATTCAATAGACCATTTCGTATTATTAAAAAAGACCAAATGGTTAATACTATTAACAATGGTGGTTGTGAGGTTGAATTAGAATTTAATGTAGGACCAAAAGAGTATAAAGTTATAAGAGGTGTTAAACCAAACATCTTTGAAATACATTGTGATGGACAATTAATGAGTCAAGACGCAAGCGCAATTGATTATCAAAAGTATCTTGAAAGTAATATTATGAGGTGCAATTATAGGTCGTTTTGTCAAGTAGTATTATTAGGGTCTTCTTCTTATATGCCATTTATGAAAATGAGAGCAAGTTTCAGAAGAGAGGTCGTTGAAGAGATTTTAGACATAAGAGCATTTAGTAGAATGGATACTATATTGAGTGGTCAACAAAGAGATTTACAGAATAAAATAACAGAAACAAGACATCAATGTGAGTTAATTGAAACCAAGTATCAGACTGAAGCAAAGTACCTGGATACTCTTCTCCACAAGGATATAGACGTCCAAACGCATAAAAATAGGGTGCTTGAGAAGAATACCAAGGATAGACTAGAATATGAGAACAAGGTATCACTACTCAATAAAGAGATAGATTCAGCTAAAGAGTGTGTAAAAGATAGAGATATAGTTGATGATAAATCAAAAAAATTAACCAAGATAGAAGCGAAGATTGAACAGAATTTAGAAAGACATAAGACCTCTTTAAAATTTTTTGAAGAAAATGATGTGTGTCCAACTTGTACTCAACCATTATCTACAGAATTTAAACATCAAAAATGTGATGAAGAAAAGAATAAGATTAATACATTACAAGATGGTATGGAAAAGTTATTAAAAGAACTTGTAAGTATGGGTGAGAAAACAAAAGAATATGACGCAGTAGCAGATAAGATTTATAATTTAAATGTTGATTTATCAAAAGTAAATACATCACTAGAAGGTCTTAAAAATCAAAGTGATAATATAGAAGAAGATTTAAAAGTCTTTCAGAATAAAGATGAAGATATAGCAAATATTAGAAAACAATTAGATGAAATGAAAGACCAATTAAGACATTGTAAAATAGAATTAGATAAAATTGTTGAAGAGAAAATGTATCAAGATGTATTAAGACAAGTATTAAATGACAAAGGTGCTAAGGCACAAATTATTAAGAAGTATATACCTATAATGAATCAATTGATTAATAAGTATCTACAAGCAATGGAGTTTTATGTATCATTTCATTTAGATGAAGAGTTTAATGAAACAGTTAAGAGTAGATATAGAGATACATTTAATTATAATAACTTCAGCGAAGGTGAGAAAATGAGAATAGATTTAGCATTGTTATTTACTTGGAGAGATATAGCTAAACTTAAAAACTCTACTAATACAAATCTATTAATACTAGATGAGATATTTGATTCAAGTTTAGACCTTGCAGGTACAGATGATTTCTTTAAAATAATACAGAAATTATCAAACGAAAATGTCTTTATTATTTCACATAAAGGTGATATATTATTTGATAAATTTACAAATATAATTAAGTACAAAAAAGACCAGAACTTTACAGTACTAGATAGGATATAATGACAGAAGAAAAAAAGATAGATAAAATTTTAAAACTTGTACCTCCTACTGATCCTAGAGTTAGGTCAGCAGTAGCACCTTTTACAGATGATATGTTAAAGGAACACAATTTTAAAGATAGAAAAGAACTATCAGAAGAAATGTTTAAATCAATGGCAAGATATGGTGGTATAGGTTTATCTGCTAATCAAGTAGGGTTACCATTTAATATGTTTGTAGTAGGTAATCATATGTCATTAGAAAATGGTTTAAAAATGGCTTGTTTTAATCCTATGATAGTTAGTACAAGTGAAGAAACTATAATGATGAAAGAAGGTTGCTTAACATATCCTTTCTTATTTTTAAGTATTAAAAGACCTAGAAAATGTGTAGTAAAATATACAGATGAAAATGGTGATTTAAAAGAAGGTAATTTAGATGGTATGATAAGTAGAATATTCCAACACGAATATGAACATATGTTAGGTAGAAATTTTACTGAACACGCAAGTAAAATGAAACTAGATATGGCAGAAAAAAAGGCAAAGAAACAGTTTAAAATCTGGCAGAAAACTATGGAAGCTAGACACGGAAAAATGAAAAATGATTAAAGTAGTAAAAGATTTTTTACCACAACCTCTTTTTAAATTTATAAAAGATTATGTTGAAGACGAAAAAGTATCTTGGAAATGGCAAGATAATTCAACATATCATAAAGATACAGCAGCGGTTAAAGCGGATAAAATGTTTAAGTTTGGTAAAACAATATATACACACCCTGCTTTAAATCCAGAGAATAAAGAATTTATAAATGAAAAATATATGTCTATATTTGGAGTGTTTGTAGACTTTCAAAACGAACATCAAAGTCATAAAACAGAACATTTAATTAAAATGAAATTAAATTTATATCCAAATGAAGGTAAACAAGTACAACACGGAACACATAAGGATATATATTCTGCTCATATTCCTTTGAGTCCAAAACATATGACTCGTATGGGTGAAGATGTTTTAGATAAAACTACCTTAACTTCTGTATTTAATTTTCATACTTGTAATGGTTATACTTGTATTGGAAAAGAAAAGATACCATCTGTTGCTAATCAGATAGTAATATTTAATCAAACTGAACATTATGGAGTTACTCAATCAGATATTCCAAGAAGAATAGTATTTAATATGAACGTAAGTATAAATGAAAAAACTAACAAATAAAACTGATACAATGAATGCTTTAGAAGCATTTGGTGTAGAAACAACAGGTGATGAACTTATTACAAGTAAGGGCAATCTAAAAGGTGTTGTTCAAGATGAAGAGGAATTAAACTCTAATATTGATATGATATATGAGTATTGGAAGAAGAGAGGATTTCCTTATTATGCTACAGATAAACAGTATAGAGAAGCACAGTTTAAAACATTACAATCTACAGATTTCAAAGGATTATTAACGCAAGATAAAGTTATAAAACCGAATCAGACAGGTCTATCTTTAGCTTGGTCGTATATGCCACATAGTTTTGGTATACGTTGTGGTAAAATGAGAACTCCTATGGAGATATATGAAAATGAAGAACACTTTAAAAAAGGTATTAAAAAATTATTAACAGGCAGTTTCTTTGGTAAACAATCAGTAGATACTTTAATGCCTATTGCAAGTAATTTAGATGGAGAAATAACTGAAATATCTCCTGAATCAAAACACAAATCAGAAAGTGTTATGAGGTCTTTATTAAGAAGATATACAGGAACTCAATGTGTATCTAATTTTAGACCTACAGCAGCGGCGTGTTTATATTCACACTTTGCCCACCCAGGTGCTATGGTATGGGATATGTCAATGGGATATGGTGGTCGTATATTAGGTGCAATTATATCAGATATTAACTATGTAGGTACTGATCCAGCTGAATTAACATTTAAAGGTTTAACTGAAATTAAGAAAGATTTTGGTAGAGAGAATAGACATTACTTTTTAAACAAGTGTGGTAGTGAAGTATTTGAACCTAAAGAAAATACATTAGATTTTGCATTTACAAGTCCACCTTATTTCAATTGGGAACAATATGGTGAAGAAGAAGGACAATCATTTAATCAATATAGTGGTAATGAAGAGTGGAACAATGGCTTTTTAAGAAAGACTATACAAAATGCATATAAAGGATTAAAGAAAGATAAGTATATGGGTTTAAATGTAGCAAACATTAAATCACATAAGACTTTTGAAGATGATACAGTACGAATCGCTGTAGAAGAAGGATTTACACACACGGATACTTACAAATTACAGTTATCCTCGCAAGAATCTGGTGCAAAATATGAGCCAGTTTTCATATTTCAGAAATAGGATCGTCTGGAAGCCGCATAAAATAAGGGAAAATTAACTATTGACTTTCCCGATTTTTTCCTGTATGATATACACATACTATGAAAAAAAGCACTACAATAAATTTAGATACTAAAAGTCAGTTAGCTAAATTAATTGCAACAGAAAATATAATCATACAACACAACAACGTTTCAACAGCAAGTTTTAATACAAAGACTCGTGTATTAACTCTTCCTATATTTAAAGAATCACACGGTGATGTTTATGATATGTTGATTGCTCACGAATGTGCTCACGCATTATTTACTCCACAAGACGGATGGAAAAAAATTCAAGATGATGATGAGTTAAGAACTTACGTTAATGTATTAGAAGATACTAGAATAGACAAAAAAATTCAAAAGAAATACCCAGGAGTTGTTAGAAACTATATCAACGGTTTTGATATATTAGAAAAACAAAACTTCTTCGGTATGAATAACAAAGATTTAAATAAAGAACTTATGTTAATTGATAAGATTAATTTAAGAAGTAAATCAAGTAACAGAATACCATTTATATTTACTCCCGATAACGACAATTGGTTAGCAAAAGTTGACGCCATCAAAACTTTTGCTGACGTTGTTAGAGTTGCTAAAGATATGTTAAATTGGCAGAAAAAACAAGTTGAACAAATGAAGAAATTGCCAGACTTTGATAACCACCCATTAATACAGAATTACGATTTATCAGATGAAGACGGAACTGATCCAGAAGATACAAAAGAATTAGACCAAAAAACTAATAGTGCTGATAATCCAGATGAACAAGATGAAAAAAATGATAAAAGAGATTCAGAAGATAAAGGAACAGACAAAGATTTAAAAGATAAAGAAGAAGAAGATAAAAAAGAAAAAGATAAAACAGCAACACAACACGCCAAAGGTGCTGACGGAGAACCTGCTCAGAAAAAACTTAAAGCAATTACAAATGATTTCTTTGAAGAAAAAAAAGAACAGTTGTTAGATAAAAAAACTTCTTATGTATATGGAACATTACCTACTCCAAATTATAATCAAGTTTTAGTATCATATAAAGAATTTATAAACGATTTCAGAAAACATATTAATGTTGAAATGGGAAAATATCCAGATGAAACATTAAAATATAAAAGATGGTTGTTAGATAAGTTTAAAAAATTTAGAACTGAAAACAAGAAAACAGTTATGTATCTTGTTAAAGAATTTGAAATGAAAAAAGCTGCTAGTGCTTACAAAAGAGCTAGTACTGATAAAACAGGAATTATTGATCCTTTAAAATTAAAAAATTACAAATTTAGTGAAGATATATTTAAAAGAATATCTATTGTACCTGACGGTAAGAACCACGGTATGATTATGTTATTAGATTGGTCAGGTAGTATGAGTGATTGTATTGCTGATACTGTTAATCAATTAATTAACCTAGTTGAATTTACTAGAAAAGTTAATATACCATTTGAAGTATATTTTTTCACTAGTGAAAGAGATTATAATGAAAGAGATAAAGAATATTGGAAATACAAATACGGTGACTTTGCTTTTGATGAATTTAAATTAGTAAATTGTGTTAGTCATAGAATGAAAAAAAATGAATTTGAAGAATCATTATTATATCTATATCATATGGCAAAAGATTATGACCAACGTTGGGGAAGAAGAGACTCAATGGATTATCCAGAAGGACATAATTATAATATACCAGAAAAATACTATTTAGGAAATACTCCTTTAAATGAAGCATTAGTAGTATGTCATAAGTTAATACCAGAATTTCAAAAGAAATATAGTATTGAAAAACTTACTTTTATTACTTTAACTGACGGAGGTGCCAATAGTTTCAGACACAATCAGATACAACCTTTACCAGATAAACCTACTAGAGCTATTGATGAGTATGATATTAAAGACGCAAAAGCAAAAGGAAGAAATTATACTAAAAAGAATATTCCTTTTGAATCTAAAGTAGTTATTAATCATAAGAATAAAAAGATAGTTTTAACAGACGGTTGGTACGGTACTGCTATGACCGATACATTATTAGATATGATTAAACAAGATTACGATCCTACAATAATCGGTTTCTACATTGTTAAAAGAATTAGACGTTGGGATTTAGATAGATTTATCGGTTCATATATTGATTATGAAGACAAAGAAAAAAAGAGATTAAAAATACAAAAAGAATTTAGAACTGAAAACGCTGCTGTAGTAAAACAACAAAGTTATGACAAGTATTTCTTATTGAACGGTAAGAAAATGCGTATTGAGAACTTTAATCTACAAGACGCAACAGTTAAAAAAGGAACTGCTGCTGAATTAAAAAGCATCTTCGGTAAGAGTATGAAGAATCGACTAGTTTCCAGAGTAGTTTTAAACAAATTTATAGCCGAGGTGGCATAAACAATGAAAAAAACATTGAAAAATAAGGGTATTATTTACTTGACTTTTCTAAAAAATTCCTGTATAATATATCTATAAACACAATATGAAAGGACGAAAAAACACTATGTTAAATCAGAAACAAATAGACTTTGTTAAACACGCTAAGAAGTTGTTTCCAAACAAAGTTGAGTTAACACTTGCTGATTTAGTACTTGCCAATAAAGAATTTGGACATAAGTACGAACCGCAATGGTTGACAAAAGATAAGAACCTAAAAGTTGATAGGGGATTATTTAAATTACCAAACATAGATGATGACGTTTCAGAAGAAACAAAAGTTTCTAAAACTGAAACTGTTAAAGATGAAAAAGTAAGTGAAGCAGCTTATATTGTTTCTTCTTTGACTGGCGACATTGTTCCTAAAAAAGACAAAGTTTTCGTATCATTTGGTAATTATCCAGACGTAAAATCAATCGTCAAATCCAGAATGTTTTATCCTGTTTTTATTACAGGACTTTCGGGAAACGGTAAGACTATGGGAGTTACCCAAGCTTGTGCCGAAAACAGACGAGAAATGATTAGAGTCAATATAACAATTGAAACAGACGAAGATGACTTGCTCGGCGGTTACAGACTTAAAGACGGTCAAACTGTTTGGCAAAACGGACCTGTTATAGAAGCAATGGAGAGAGGTGCTATTCTATTACTTGATGAGATTGACCTTGCAAGTAATAAGATTATGTGTCTTCAACCTATTCTTGAAGGTTCAGGAATCTTTGTTAAAAAGATTAATAAATTTGTGAAACCTGCCGACGGATTCAACGTTGTTGCTACTGCCAATACTAAAGGACAAGGTAGTGAAGACGGAAAATTTATCGGAACTAATGTGCTTAACGAAGCATTTTTAGAAAGATTTCCAATTACATTTGAACAGAAATATCCAAGTGTTAAGATTGAAGAAAAAATCTTGATTAAGACTCTTGAAAAAAGTGGCAAAAAAGACGCCGCCTTTTGTAAGAAGTTAGTCACTTGGGCAGACGTTATAAGAAAAACTTTCTTTGACGGAGGCGTAGATGAGATTATCTCCACAAGAAGATTAGTCCACATTGTTCAAGCATTTACTATCTTTAAAGATAAGATAAAAGCTATTGAAGTATGTACTAATAGATTTGATGAAGATACAAAAAATTCTTTTGTTGAGTTATATACTAAAGTTGACGGAGGTGCTACAGCAGATTCAATTGCTGAAGACCAAAGAAAAGCTGAAGTAGCTGCTCAAGTAAAAGAAGACAAAGAGAGTGAGTCAGAAGACGCTGATGAATCAGATAATGATACTTCAGCTCATATCTAAAACCTCTCAATCATAGTGTAAGTCCTGAAGCGGAGGTAGTGCTCCGCTTCACTAAAACACTAGAAAGAATTATGAATATGAATAGAAGTTTAGAAGCAATTAAAAATTCAAATATGTCAAAAGAACAAAAGGCAAAAGCCATTATGGGACATTTTGGTGAAGAAGTTGGTAAAAAAGTATTAGAAAGAATATATAATGATAGAACATATAATATATTAAAAAATTGGTTTGCTTCAATTGATATGACATATAAATTAGATGATAAAATAATTACAGTTGATATGAAATACCAAACGCTTTGGCAAAAAGCCAATGCTATTTCATTAAAATGGTCACAATATTGGGCAAAATTTTATAAGAAAAAACTTCCTAGTGAGTATATCTTTATAACTGCTCCATTTTATAATGATAATGGAGAACCTGAATATCACAAACATATGTATAAATTATGGATTATGATGTCAGATGATATGACAATGTATCGTAATAAATTAAAAACAAAAGAGGAACCAAACAATCCAAAATCTAAAAGATTTACTATTCCATTACCAAGTGATACTATTGATAATTTTAAACCTTATTTTGATAGTACTTATATTAGAAATTCGGAAGGTTATCTTAATCCTAGATTATTAATAAATGAAATTGCAACATTAAATGAAGAAGAAATTAAAAAGTTAAAAGAAATCCAATTTGTATTACACGATTTAGGAATAAGAAATTGTGTTACTGCTTATGGAAAAAATAAAAACGGATTTTATAAAAAGGAGGCAAGTTAAATGAGTGATTTTTATGGAGAATATATGAAGAAACAAAGTAAGAGAAATAAATTAGAAAGATTTTTAGATAGATATAACCATACAATGGAGTTAATTAGAACTATACTTCCAATTATATTGTTAGTTATGCAATTAATAATTTTATGGAAGATTTTTTAGAACACGCAAAAAAGGAACAAGAAGAATTAGATGAATCTATGAAAGAATCATTTAGACAGCGTGATGAACGTAAGAAAAAAGAATTAGAAGAAAAGAAAGGAAAGGAGGATAAAATTGAGTAGAGGTATTACAGTTGAAGTAAGACACGGTAATGTAGAGAAAGCTATGAGAGTGCTTAAGAAAAAATTACTTAAAGCAGGTACGTTAAGAGAGTATAGAGAAAAGCAATACTACAGAAAACCATCTGAAATTAAAAGAGAAAAGAAAAAAGAAGGTATAAAGAATTACAAAAAGCAACAGAAATTAAGAGAATCAAGATTATAGAATTTCCAACGCCTGTGCTTTGATAACATAAATATATTATACCAGGCAATTCATAAGTCCTGGGGCGTGGAAAGGTGCCAGTCCTACATATTTTAAATATGAAAACTGGTAGTAGTTTGAGGTCTACTATAACAAAACCTCAATGAATTTAGTTATTCAGGAGCGGTAGCCTTAACCTGATGTGTTTGTTTAGCAGTTGCGCTTCGTTCAACACCCCAAAAAGAACTAAAGTAGCAGACTATTTTTGGTAGTTTTGAAGTCTATAACTCAAAAAACTACCTTAACTACTTGTAATTTGGAAAATAGTACATATATAAGTAGTAGTGAGTTGCCATTAAGGGACTCATATAATTAAAATAACTTTGCTTAATAAAGGAGGTTTATATGACCAATAAAGCATTATCTATTTTTAATCAATTAAGACCAGTATCAATAGGATTTGATAATATCTTTGACCATTTTGAAAGAATGTTTGAAGATGATTTTTCATTACCTACGATACCAAATTATCCGCCATACAATATCGTTAAAACAGGCAAGAACAAGTACGATATTGAAGTAGCTCTTGCTGGATATTCTAAAAAGGATATTCAAGTGAACTATGAGGACGGTCTTTTGACTATCAAATCTGCTAAAACAGAAAAAGACGAAAGTAAAGATGACAATGGTAATATCTTACATAAAGGTATCGCTAAAAGATTCTTTTCTAAAGCTTTCACGGTTGCTGATGATTGCGAAATCAAAGGTGCTGAATTGAAAGATGGTCTTTTGAAAGTATCTATGGAGAAGATTATTCCAGAGAGCAGAAAAGCAAAAACAATAGACGTTAAGTAATAACGTATAGATAGTGGCGAGGATAGCATAAACTATTGACTCGCCACTTATAAATAAGTATATGAATAAAATATTAATAATCTTAATGAGTTTGATTCTTGTTAGTTGCTCAGTAGCAAATCCTAAACTATCATTTGGTAAGAAATGCGTGGATAAAGGTGACCAGGTTCACTATTCCTACGTATGGATATATGATAAAAACGCAGGGTTAGTAGCTGATGAAATTACTTGCGAGTTGATAGACAACCAGGATTGACATTAGCTAGGGTTGGTGATATATTAACTCTATGAATAAAGATATAACTAAAAGTATACCATACGTGGTATTCAAAGAGCGAGTAGCAGGCAAGTGGACTACATTTACAAGTAATGATGTATTTCAAGCAGGCAAACAAGTAGTCTTTTCTTTACCAGGTGCATTTACACCAACGTGTTCTAGCAAACAATTACCAAATTTTGAAAGACTCTATGAAGAGTTTAAATCAAAAGGTATAGATGAAGTTTATTGTATATCAGTAAATGATTCTTTTGTAATGAACGCTTGGTTTGATAGTCTTAAAGTAAATAACGTTAAGGCAATACCTGATGGAAATGGACACTTTACTAGACGAATGGGTATGTTAATAAACAAAACTCATTTAGGATTTGGTATGAGGTCTTGGAGATATGCTATGGTAGTTGAAGATGGACAAATTATTAAATGGTTTGAAGAAGAAGGTATCAATGACCGAGGAAAAGGTGAAGACCCTTATGTTGCTACTGATCCAGAGAACATTTTAAAAAGTTTATAGCATTGACATTTAGTTAATAAAAGTATATAATTATAAATTATGAAGGAGTTGATATGAATCTATCAAACAGTACAGTTGCAATCTTAAAGAATTTTGCTGATATTAATAAAAATATATTAGTAAAACCTGGAAAGCAATTACAAACTATTTCTACTTTAAAGAATATTCTTGCCGAAGCAGATATAGACCAAAAATTTGAGCAAGAATTTGCGATATATGATTTGCCAGAATTTTTAAGGGCAGTTGAATTATTTTCTAAATCAGATATCAAATTTAATGGTACTAACAAATTGGTTATTTCAGACACCAATTCAAAACAATCAGTTAAGTATTTCTTTGCAGATAAATCAGTAATTGTTGCACCAACTAAATCAATTAATATGCCTGATAAGTATGTAACTTTTACATTAAAGAGTAAATGTTTTGCTGATTTACAAAAAGGTATAGTTACGTTGAACTTACCAGACATTGCAGTAAAAGGTGATGGTAAAAACATTACAATGATTGCAACTGATAAGAAAAATAAATCTTCAAATGATTATTCTGCTGTAGTAGGCACAACTGATAAAGAGTTTGTAGCATATTTCAAAGCAGAAAACTTGAAAATAATACCAGATGATTATGATATTGCGATTTCTAAACAAAGAATAAGTCATTTTGTTAATAGAAATAAACCAGTACAATATTGGATAGCATTAGAACCTGATTCTGAATTTTAAATGATGAGTATATTATGGCAGAAAATTTATGGGTTGAGAAATACCGACCTAGAACAATTGACGATTGTATTTTAACAAGTGAATTAAAAGAAACTTTTAAAGAATTTGTAAAACAAAAAGAACTTCCAAACTTATTACTATCAGGTACAGCAGGTACAGGTAAGACTACTGTAGCACGTGCTTTATGTGAAGAATTAGGTTGTGATTACATTATCATTAATGGATCAGATGAAGGTAGACAAATTGATACACTCCGAAATAAGATTAAAAATTTTGCGTCAACTGTATCTTTAACTGAAACAGCAGGTCATAAAGTTGTTATAGTTGATGAAGCAGATTATATGAACGCTGATAGTGTTCAACCTGCATTAAGAAATTTTATAGAAACATTTTATAAGAATTGTAGATTTATCTTTACTTGTAATTATAAGAATAAGATATTACCAGCATTACATAGTAGATGTACCGTTATTGATTTTTCAATTACTAATGGTCAGAAAGTTAAAACAGCAACACAACTTATGAATAGGTTGTGTAATATCTTAACAGATGAAAAGATAGAGTTTGATAAAAAAGTACTTGCAGAATTAATACAAAAACATTTTCCAGATTTCAGAAGAACTATTAATGAACTTCAAAGATATTCAGTAAGAGGTAAAATTGATAGTGGTATATTATTCAGTATAACTGAAGCAGATACTAAACAACTTGTAGCAATTTTAAAAGAAAAAAGATTTAATGATATGAGAAAATGGGTTATTCAAAACCTAGATAAAGAACCATCATCATTGTTTTCAACTGTATATGAAATACTATACAAGAACTTACAACCACAATCTATACCACAAGCAGTTTTAGTTATAGCTGGATATCAATATAAATCCGCTTTTGTAGCAGACCAAGAGATTAATATGGTCGCTTGTTTAACAGAAGTAATGGCAAACTGTAAGTTTAAATAAATGAAAAGTTTAGTTGAGGATTGGGATAAATTTTTTAAAGAACATCCAACTGGTGGACCTTGGGATTATAAAAATCCTAGCAATGAACGAAAGTTACAAGATGGACACGTTGTTGATTTTATAAAGTATTATAATTTTGAAAAAAATTTAAAGGTTTTGGATTGTGGATGTGCAGATGGTAGAAATTCTGAATATCTTATCAATCAAGGGTTTGAGGTAACAGGTGTAGATTTTTCACAAACGGTTATAGAAAGAACTCAAAAGCGTTTACCAAAAGGAAAATTTCTTGTTGGAGATATAAGAAAATTAGATAAGATTGAAGAAAATAGTTTTGATTTTCTTATTGACGCTGGTGCTTTCCACGTGAATTATCCACAAGATACTCTATCCATTATAAAAGAGTATCATAGAATATTAAAACCTTCTGGAAAAATGTTTATTAGAGTTTTCAATAAAGAAGACAATCAACCTCACCTTATTTTTTTTGTAAATAAAGATACTATGCCTGTATTTGGATATAGTGAGTCTGTATTTACTAATCATATTAAAAATTATTTTAATGTTAAACATAAAAAATATGATTCTGTTTATGGTATGCACGGTGAAGGATGTAATTATTATTATTTGGAAAGTAAATGAAATTAAATGTATGAATTAAAAGATTATCTTAAAGCAATTAATGAATCAAAAGAGAACTTATTAGACACACCCGACCCGACTTGGGAAAAGAAGTACCCACCATTTGTAATTAACCGTTGTCTATCTATGTTCTATGATACCATAATGCATAGCAATGAAATGAACGGATTACATTTCCTACCAAAGCGTATGCAGTTTCACTATTTCATAAATAGTATACGAAAGAAAAGGCGATTTGGAGGTAAGTGGCTATCAAAAACCAAGTTGAAGAACCTAGATGTTATTAAGAAGTATTATGGATATAGTAATTCAAAGGCAAAGGAAACTCTCAACATTCTTACAGACGACCAAATTGAAATTATTAAAAATAAACTTATACAAGGTGGGAGAAAGTTTAAATGAGCGAAGATATTATTAGTTGGTCGGCTAGCGATATGCTAGAAGTGACCATAAAGCAACCTGATGACTTTCTAAAAGTCAGGGAAACATTAACAAGAATCGGTGTAGCAAGTAGAAAAGATAAGACACTTTATCAATCGTGTCATATACTACACAAACAAGGTAAATATTACATAGTCCATTTCAAGGAACTATTTGCATTAGACGGTAAAAAATCAACATTAACTCAAAACGATATTCAAAGAAGAAATACCATATCTTTATTATTACAAGATTGGAACTTAATTGATGTAGTTAAAAAGGACGCAACGGAAGATAAAGCACCGTTAAGTCAGATAAAAGTATTACCATTTAAAGAGAAAAAAGAATGGACATTATCTGCTAAATATAACATAGGGAAAAAAGTGGAAGACAATAAGGAAAAGAAACCTGAAGCAACCAGTCCAACGAGTAATGAATAAATGCAGATATCAAATTTCAAAGACTACATAACAGAAGCAAAAACTTCTGGATCATATAGATTAATCATTATATCAGATGAACCTGAAAATGATTTAAACTTTCATACAGCTAAAAACTTAATGAAACAAGCAGATAAGCTTGGTCATAAGTCATATATCTATAGAAACACAGGTGGTTATGTAACTGTTGAAGATGATGGAGAACTGTATTTCCATAACAAAGATGACAAAAAAGGATTTAGAGTATCTGCTAAAGATACAATTGCTATTATAAGAGGTTCAGTAGTACGTAGAGATAGTTGGATGGACTTGGTAACACGATTAGAAAAACACCAAGTTTTTACTATTAACAGTAGAGAATGTGTTAGTATGTGTGCCGACAAATATAGAACTTCATTAAGATTAGCAGACTATGGTATTAGACAACCTAAATCTGTATTGGTAACTGATCCAGAAAATTCAATAGAATCTTTTGAAAGTTTAGAAGAAAAGTTTCCTGTTATCTTAAAGACATTAAGAGGATCAAAAGGTGTTGGTGTCTTGTTTATTGAATCAGAAAAATCTTTAGATTCAATTGTACAATTACTTAATAAACAAGATGAGGATTCTGATATATTATTACAGCAATATATAAAAACTAAATGGGATGCTAGAGTTTTAGTATTACAAGGTACAGTATTTGCTGCTATGAAAAGACACGTAGTGCCAGGAGATTTTAGAAGTAATGTATCAAGAGGTGCAGAAGTAGAAGAATTAAAATTAACAAAAGTAGAAATAGAAGAAAGTTTAAAAGCTGCTAAGGCAGTAGATGGTCAATGGGTTGCAGTAGATTTTATACCGTCAGCAGATAGAACAAAAGAACCACCATTTGTTATTGAAGTTAACTCTTCACCAGGTACAGAAGGTATAGAAGCAGCAACAAATAGAAATTTAAGTAAAGAAATCATACAATATTTTGAAGATAGAGAAAATTGGAAAAAAGTTCCTAGTATGTGTGGTTTTAAAGAAGTTGTACATATACATCCATTTGGACGTATAGTTGGTAAATTTGACACAGGTAATTCAGGTACGTCTGTTATACACGCAGATAAATTTAAAGTTAGTGGTAAAAAAATAACTTGGACACTAGATGGTAAGACACTTACAAACGATATTATACGTAAGCAAACAATAGATGTAGGTGGATTAAGAGATTATAAAGAAGATAGATACGCAATTAAACTTGATGTAGAATTTGCAGGTGGTTATTATAAAGATGTAGAATTTACATTAGATGATAGGGATGAAAAGTCAAAAATATTGTTTGATAGAGAAACAATGAATAGGTTTAATGTAATGGTTAACCCTAATAGAAAATATATAATAACAACCAAGTATAGTTTAGACGATAAACCTATAGATAAAAACAACTAGCATTGACAATTGAGCGGATTTAGTATATATTATAATCAAGGAGAAATATAATGGCAAGTGAAATACAATTATTACGCCTAACAACAGGCGAAGATGTGATTGGCAAAATCACAAAAAACGAAAACACAATTACAATAGAAAAAGGATGTGTACTTATACCTAGACAACAAGGTCCAGGTAAACCTGTACAGTTAATGTTAACACCTTATGCACCTTATAGTGAAACTAATACTATAGATATTAATAAGGATGTCGTTGTGTCATTTTCAAAACCAAAAAAAGATATACAAGATACTTATATTCAAAGTACTTCAACGATAGTAGCACCTAATAAACAGTTAATAACTGAAACAGGACTGCCAACGTTGGGTAAAAAGTGATAGACGTTTATTTTGTAAGAAACGGATCCAAAATTCGTGTTCAAACTAGAGAAGGTTTGAGTGCAATGGAGGCAGCGAAATTTGAATCACACGTACCTATACCAGAAATTCCTGCCGATTGTGGTGGTAATTGTATGTGTTGTACGTGCCACGTATATGTTGATGAGAAGTGGAAAGATAAAGTGCCATCACCTACTTCTATTTCAATAGAAGAACAACAATTAGAATATGAAAAAGGATATAAACCAGGTGTTAGTAGATTAAGTTGTCAGATAAAACTTACTAAAGACCTTGACGGTTTAATACTCCATTTGAGAAATGACCTGGTCTAATAGTGAAGAAAATATAGTCAATACCTTAAATAATACATTTAAAGGTTTTAGTAAAGACAATTTAATAGTTGAAAAAAAAGGCTATTCTAGTTTTGACGCATACAATAATCGTTATACTTGTGAAATAAAAAAAAGAAACTTTGAAAGTTATCACAAATTTGCCAAAGAAGGATTAATTTTAGAGAAATATAAGTATGATAAACTAATTCAAAAATCAAAACAAAATAATACAAAAGCACTATATATAAATTTATTTAAAGATAAAAAAATATTTATTTGGAATTTATCAAAATTGACAAATGAAGGATATGATTTTAAATGGCACAATATGAAAATGAATAAAGCTACATTTAATTCAACAGAAAATAAAATAGATAAAAAAGTGGCACTTTTAAAAGAAGATATAACAATATGAGACCAGATGAACTTTTATAAAAATGTAATAGAACATAAAGGCAAACTACTTGTTAGAGGTGTAAGAGATAGCAAAGAGTTTAAAGAGAGGATTAATTTTTCTCCAACATTATATTCAGTATCACAACATCAAGAAGAATTTAAATCATTACAAGGACATAATTTAAGACCTATTACTTTTTCATCTATTGACGCTGCTCGTAGATTTAAACGTGATGTTGCTACTCAAAATGCACCTGTTTATGGACTTGATAGATTTCATTATCAATACATCAATGAAGAGTATCCAAAACAAGTTAAGTGGTCAAAAGAATTAATTAAAATATTTACATTAGATATAGAATGTACCTGTGAAAATGGATTTCCAGAAGTAAATAATCCAATTGAAGAACTATTATGTATTACAGTTAAGAATCAATCAAACAAACAAATTATAACGTGGGGTATCGGTGAGTTTAAAACCTTACGTACAGATGTAACTTATATTCAATGTACAGATGAACGACATTTAATAATGGAGTTTATGAAATTCTGGTTGAAGAATTATCCAGATGTTATTACAGGTTGGAATACTAAATTCTTTGACTTACCTTATTTAATGAATAGAATTCAATTAGTTGCAGGTGCTAAAGTTTCAAATAGAATGTCGCCTTGGAACATAATTCATAAAGAAGAAATAATTGTAAGAGGTAGACCTAATACATATTATTCATTGTATGGAATTGCAATGTTAGATTATCTTGATTTATATAAATGGTTTATACCAGTAAGACAAGAGAGTTATAGACTATCTCATATAGGTGAAGTAGAACTAGGCGAAACTAAAATAGAAAATCCATATGATACTTTTAAAGATTTCTATACAAAAGATTATCAAAAATTTGTAGAGTATAATATTCAAGACGTTGAAATAGTTGATGGTTTAGAAGACAAGTTAGGTCTAATTGATTTATCTTTAACCTTTGCATATGAAACTAAAGTAAATTATAACGATATTTTTTCACAGGTAAGAGTTTGGGATACATTAATTGCAAACCACTTGATGACAAAAAAGATTTGTGTACCACCTAGGGAAGACCACATAAAGGACACCAAGTATGAAGGTGCGTATGTGAAAGAACCTAGATTGGGTATGCAAAAATGGGTGGTGTCTTTTGATATCAACTCTCTTTATCCACATATTATTGTACAATATAATATTTCTCCCGAAAAGATATTAGGTGTTAAACCATCTGGTGTTTCTGTGAATAAAATGCTTGATAAGAAGACACCCCTAGATTATTTAAAAACAGAAGGTGCGTGTATAACACCTAACGGTGCAATGTTTAAAAATGATAATCAAGGTTTCTTACCTGAAATGATTGAAAAGATTTATAAAGACCGTGTGATATATAAGAAACGTGAATTAAAAGCAAAGAAAGAATATCAAAATAATCCAACAACAGAATTAAAAAAAGAAATTGCTAGGTGTCATAACGTACAATGGGCAAGAAAGATTGCGTTGAATAGTTGTTATGGTGCAATAGGTAATCAATACTTTAGATACTATGATATAGCACAAGCAAGTGCTGTAACTACAGCAGGTCAATATATTATAAGAAATATAGAACAAAAAGTAAATGAATATCTAAATCAAATATTACAAACACACAATGAAGTAGATTATATATTAGCGTCTGATACAGATTCAATTTATGTATCGTTTGATAAACTTGTAGAGAAGACTTGTAAAAATAAAACAGACCAACAAGTATGTGATTTTCTTGCTAAGGTATGTGATAATAAATTAGAACCTTTTATTGCAAAACAATTTGAAGATGTTGCAGATTATACTAACGCATTTAAGAACGCAATGGTTATGGCACGTGAAGTTATTGCGAACAAAGGTATATGGGTTGCGAAAAAAAGATATATGTTAAATGTATTAGACGAGGAAGATGTGAGATTATCTGAACCTAAATTAAAGATTATGGGTATAGAGGCAATTAAATCTTCAACTCCACAAGTATGCCGAGGTAAGATTAAAGAAGCAATTAAAATAATTATGTCAAAAGAAGAATCTGATTTACATACTTTCATTGCAGATTTTAAAAAAGAATTTATGCAATTACCTCCAGAGAAGATATCATTTCCAAGGTCTTGTAATAATATGAGAAAATATGGTAGTAGTAAAGATGTGTTTATTAAAGGCACACCTATACACGTTAAGGGTGCATTGATTTATAATCATCAAATAAAACAATTTAAATTACAGAATAAGTATCCTTATATTCAAGAAGGAGATAAGATTAAATTTATTAAATTGTTAGAAGCAAATCCATTTAAGTTTGATGTGATTAGTTATGTAACTCAATTACCAAAAGAGTTTAACTTAAAAGAATATGTTGATTATGAATTACAATTTGAAAAGACTTTCCTAGACCCTATGAGATTTATATTAAATTCAATAGGTTGGGAACACGAAAAGAAAGCAAGTCTGGAGGCGTTCTTTGGCTAATATGTTTGACGCATTTGCAGTTGCTATGGCAATAGTATTTGCTTATAGAACAGGAGAAGTTTTAGCAATGACTAAAATGAAATTTGCAACACTAGTATTATGGTTGTTTGTAATAAAATTTATATCGGTAATGTATGTTAATTAATGAAGAAAGTTTAAAACATTTAAAAACACTTGAAGACAATACGTTTGATTCGTGTGTAACTGATCCACCGTATCACTTGGCGTCTATACTTAAACGATTTGGACCAGGTCAAAAAGGTATTAATAATAAAGATGAGAAAGAAGGTCGTAATGGACCTTATCATAGAGCGGCAAAAGGATTTATGGGACAGACTTGGGATGGTGGTGATATAGCATTTAATAAAGATTTTTGGAAAGAAGTATATAGAGTTATGAAACCAGGTGCAGTACTACTATCTTTTGCTGCCACTAGAAACTATCATAGAATGGCAGTTGCAGTAGAAGACGCTGGGTTTGAAATATTTGATATGATACAATGGTTATATGGTAGTGGTTTTCCTAAAAGAAAAAACTATTTAAAACCTGCGTGTGAACCTATTGTAATGGCACGTAAGGGTGTTAATAAAAATTTAAACATAGATGAGTGTAGAGTGCCTGGATATCAATGGGACACAACTAAAAACAGAAGAGAACCTAAAAAACATAAAGAAGCAATTTACAAATTAGGTTTAAAGAAAGCAGGTACAGGAGAAAAAATAGATGGTAGATATCCTGCCAATGTTATACACGATGGATCAGATGAAGTGATTGAAAGTTTTCCTAAACAAAAAACAGCAGGACATTGGCCGAGTGTTAAAGTTACAGGATATGGTAATATGGGTAGAGAAGTAGGTGGACAAAAGACAGCGAAAGAAGAATACTTTGGTGCAGGTCCACAAGTAAGAGAAGATGGTTCAGTTGCAAGATTTTTCTATTGTGCTAAGGCAAGTAAAAAAGAAAAATCAGATACAAAACACCCTACAGTTAAACCATTAGAGTTAATGAGATATCTTGTTAAGTTAGTTACACCTAAAGATGGAACAGTATTGGATCCATTTGCAGGTACAGGTACTACTGGTGAAGCGGCGTTATTAGAAGGTCGTAAGTATTACTTGATAGAAAGAGAAAAGAGTTATTTTAAAGACATAGAGAAGAGATTAAAGAAAGTGAATCCGTTTTTTGTATGACAATTTTACTTGCATTGACTTTATCTGCTTTGTGTGTTATAATACCATTACTATTATTATTAATGTGGAACAATGAAAAACCTAGACCTTAAACAATTCGCAGACGAAAATAGATTGCCTATTATGGACTCTATTCAATTTAAAAATTGGACAGATGAAATAGGTAAAGAAAAATTTAGAGAACTATTATCAGAATATATTGCTGAACATAGACCAGAATTTCCTTTAAATCATATTTCATATGATGATATGAAAAACAATATAATACAATTAAGTAAATTTAATACTAGTAAAATTTGTATACCTAAAGAACAAAGTCATAAAGATGTCTTTGAAAAATATGATGACTATAAGTATCCATATTCAAAATATGGT